ACGAAAGGGTGTGATCTGATATGGCTGAAAAAATCACCGGCTATACCAGCGAAATGTGCCAGCAGGCCATGATTGACGAGTTGAAGGAACTGTTCCGGGATATGAAGTTCACGGGGCAGGAAGGCGAAAAACAGCTGAAGATCTTCAAGCAGTTTATCCCGTCCCCGACCGATGATGACGACGATGTGGATACCAATAGATCCAACTTCCCGTGCATCATCGTATCAAGAACGAGTGGCGAGGTGGTGAACGAAAAGGATCCGCAATTGGTCCTTTTGCAGCTTATCATCTGCTGTTATGACCCGAAAACAGACCGGCAGGGATATGAGGACACCGGAAACATCATCGAAGCCATCATGCAGCACTTCAAGCGGAAGCCTGTGTTTGGCGAGGCTTTCAAAGTGGGATATCCACGCAAATGGGATCTTTCGGATGATGACATGGACTTCTACTACTGGGGCATTGTCGACCTGATCTGCGAAACGCCCAACACCCTGAAAAACGAAGAAGTGGAGGCTTTGATATGAGCATCGAAAAGACCGAAAAGAAAACCGAGGCTGTGAAAGAAGCACAGCCTGTGACGGAAACCACCGGCGCTGCGGCGTACTGCGGGCCGACCGTCAAGGGCATTGCCCCGCAGTACACCGTATTCGTGGATGGCCTGCCCGAAAAGCTGAAAGAAAAAGTGGAGCAGGTGCCGTTCCTGAAGGCGCTGATCGTTCCGCTGGACAAGCTCGCAGAAATGCGCGTGAAGATCGAACAGGACGGCACCAGAGAGAACATTCTCTACAAGAAGGCCACCGACCTGATGAAGTAAGGAGGATATGACAAATGGCTATTTCTCATGGCTTTAACAAGACCGAAGCAGCGACCAGCGTCACCGCTCCGGTAACGGTCAACTCCGGCCTGCAGATCGTTGTGGGTACGGCCCCCGTTAATATGCTGGATGACCCGGAAGCAGCGGTGAATACGCCGATGCTGGTGAATACCTTCAAAGAAGCTGCCGCCGCAGTGGGCTATTCCGACGATTTTGCAAAGTATACCCTGTGTGAGGCGGTGAGCGCCAGTTTTCAGGTGATGGGCATTTCCCCCATCGTCGTGGTCAACGTCCTGGATCCTGCGAATGCAAAGCACATCATTGAACTGTCCAACAAGACCGTTCAGGTGAATGACGGCATTGCAGAGATCGACGAGACCGGCATCCTGCTGAAAAAGCTGGTCGTGAAGAAGGAGCAGACCGTGCTCACGGCGGACGAGGACTATTCGGCCAGCTTCAATGATGATGGCACTGTGAGCATCGCCCTGGTCAACGGCGGCAAAGGCGACGGCGCAACGGCCCTGACCGTTTCCGGTTCCATTCTTGACCCGACCAAAATCACCGCTGCCGACATCGTGGGCGGCGTGAATGCGGCCACCGGCGCAGAGACCGGACTGGAAGTGGTAAGACAGGTGTTCCCCAAGCTGGGCATGGTTCCCGGCATTCTGCTGGCACCCCGCTTCTCCAAGGATCCCATGGTGTGCGCAGCGCTCCAGGCAAAGTGCCGCAAGATCAATGGCGTGTTCGATGCGGTCTGCTACATCGACATCGAC